ACCTGCGATAGCTGAGTCAAAGTCAGCTGTGTTACCGCTACACTATCAGGGAACAATTGTACCGAATTTTAAAAGAACAGAGTTGAGTGGTAAAGACCACATCAACAAGCTAAGGTAGAAGTATACCTCAACCTTGAATAAATGTAAAGCACTTATTTAAAGCCCCTACAGTTTAGTAGGTTATCCCAAAACAAAAAACCCCAGAGACTTTCGTCGCTGGGGTTTGGTAGATGAAGACCTAAGTCTAGTTACATCTTGCAAACCCCATTGGTAATCGGTAGATTCCATGAGCCAGCTACTGTTGTGCGTCCGCTCTCATAACTGGCTTTGCAGTCATGCTGGGATCTAAACAACGATAATGGCGATATGCTAAACATTTGAAATCTCTTTTTCCTTTTACTTCGCAGTAGACTTATTCTACTACGTATTGTTTATTTAGTCAAGTTGTGCAACAACTTTGATACTTTTCAAAATTATTTCACAACAACGATTTGGCAAAGTCAAGCAGCAACTTGTGGTGATCACCTTGCCACTCTTTCTTCATCCAACTATACAACTCATACCAATCTTTCTCTGCCTCTGGGTGACAACCTATCAACCCAATACGACCTTTCCTGATTGCCATGGCATCACCATTCGCATATGTGGCAACTGTCTCATATGCACCACCGAACAACGCACAGCCATCATAGAAGAACATCTTCATGTCTTCACCCTGCCAGTTGACCTTTATCGCCTTAGCATGTGGTCTACGTGTATCAGTGTTCGGTCTTGTAATGTACTGCTCAGCTTGCGTGTCACCAATTATGTCAAAATAATGAGGACCAGCCCAATAAGCACCCATACAAATACCAAGGTAAGGCATACCCATCTCAGCACGTTTCTTTACAACACTCACAGTCGAGGGATGTATCGAATCAAACTTAGCAGCATCACCCATACCTCCAGGGAAACAAAGCATATCTACGTCATCAAAGAATCCGTCTATCTGCTCATGCTTTGTAAAAATCTTAAACCTAAAGTCACTATCAAGTGCCCTCATCACACCATTCGCACACTGCGACGATGCATAAGGATGCTGCACATAAATTGCAATCGTAGGTTTCACATCATACCTTTATTCCTATTATACCGCATTTTTCAAGAAAGTCAAGCCCTGTCGTATCTCTGTAAGAATTCCTATAATAAAGATTCTTGATACCTGCACCATAGATTAACTTTGCACAGTCAATACATGGAGCATGTGTAACAAATACATCAGCGCCAGCACCGCTCTCGCCATCTCTGGCAAGTTTCATAATGGCATTTGCCTCAGCATGGATAACTTCATCTTTTGTTTTAGTCGATCCATCGGGCAACTTATTTTCACACTCATTCTCCCAACCAGCAGGTGTACCGTTATAGCCGATAGAGATGATGCGATTGTCTTTAACAACCACAGAACCAACCTTCAGCCTAACAGCAGAACTCAACTCAGCGAATCGCTCAGCTGTGTCCATAAATGCCTCAACCCACTTCTGTTTCATCTCAGATACACCTTTATGTTGTTCATCTGTCTGGCAAGATTGTTATCTATTTCAAATTTAACATCAACCACTTGTTGACGTGCTGGATGCACAATCAGAGTTGGTTGATTATAGTTAGTCTTAAACTGAGTAAAGACGCTATGATACCTACCTTCGCCAGCATGTATGAACTCATACATCTTCATATCAAGTTCTTGTTCATACAATATGTATTCTTGACCACCGACAACACTCGAGAGAACCAGTTTAGGTACTCTAGGCATGTTCTCGAAATTAACACCTACGCTGTAACAGTCAGATGCATCAAAGCAGACCATCATATCGTTACTCATTTGTGGTTCACTTGGCTGACCAACAACAAATGCACCAACTGCTGCAAGTGGATTAACCCTCAACAAAGCAGCAACACCCTGCCCATGCAAAGTCTTATACCCATTGTTTGAAGTCAAACCTTTCTGATTGACTACCTTTGTAAATTCTCGCATATCCGATACCCACTTGGGTTGGAATGCCAGAACTATACGCCCAGTTGCTACAGTTGAGTATCGCCCAACAGTATACTTTGGGTTTACGACTGTTGCGCTGATCGCACTACCAACGTTATCTAGCTTGTTAACTACTCTTTCACGTTCACCAAACTCTTGAAAGTCAGCGCTAAAATCATTGTTGTTTCGAGTAACACGATTATCCTTTGGTACAACGTCTGCAACTATATCTACTTCCCAACCCAGCGGAGTATTTCTTCGTGATATAACATTGAATGTTTTAATCGCACCACCATTATACTGCTCGATAGATTCAGTTACCCTACCCTCAGTTGCTCGTTTCTCTCCAATGATGTAAGTACTTGCACCTTTCTCTAGTGCCAACACTTTAGCATTTTCCAATGCTGCATTATAGTTTTCACCATAACCAGTTACAGTAACTTCTTCAGCAAATGCAAATGATGAAGCAAGTAAAAGTGCAAGAAGAGTTTTCTTCATTTTATATACCGTTCATCATCAAACGAACATTGGTAGCAGCATTGATACTTTTCTTAGAAACAGTAACCTGAACTGACACCATGTTTGACTCACGATCAACTTCACGTTTAGAGATATACGCACCCTTTATGATACCCTGTGCATTATCAGTAAGTTTCTCAGTGACAGACTGCGAAATGCGACTTGCACGTTTACGTTCTTCTTCACTAAATTGACCACCTTCAACATCAGAGTCGCTACCGAACAGGTCGTTACTCTTTGTGTCTTTGTTTTTCTTCATGGACTCATTGTTCTTCGTAGTGACCAAATCTTGCAGAGCAGACTTGCTGATGTTCTCAGATGCCTTACCAGACTTCACATCGTTGTTCAAGAATTCCACCAGATTGCGTTTAGCACGCATGGTTGCGAGCATGAATGCTTCTTCACGTCCCTGAGCATGATTGAAGGTAATTGGTGCAGTACCAACTGTTTTGATAACAAGCCACTCACCTTCTTCAGAAAACTGAAGTTGCACGGTACCAGCGGACTCAAGAAACTCAGCTTCAGCTTTCTTAATTTCTGGTTTCTGTTCCAGTTTGTTCTCGACCTTGACTACTGGTTCGGGTGCTTTGCTTCCAAAAGAGGAACAACCAGTTGTGAATACTGCAATAACTGCCAATGATATTAGACTGCGTTTCATCTCACTTCTCCTATTATAAAATTCATTTTTTGTCTGCTTGACGAACTATCTCTTGCGTTTGTTTTACGCCATGATCAAGCAAACGTGCAATACCAGTAAACCCAATGGTTGTTGCAGCAATACCAACGATTATACCAACAATAAAATTACCCATGACAAAACTCCATAATAAAATTTATATTCAACGGTAGTAACAGAAGTTGCCTTGGATAATTTGACCATTCACCACTTCACTACGCAATTCGCAAACTCGTTGCGGTATCACCTGATACTGTGGTTGCACGTAAACAACTTGTGGTTGTTGATGCACATAAACTGGTTGCTGTTGCTGTTGCCCTGCACGATGAAGTTGCTGAAATGCCCACAGCCCTGCGACACCAGTCAAGATACCCTGCTCACGTTCACCCCATGCCATGGCTGTCGATGAGCACAACGCAACCAATAGACCTGCTATAACTTTCTTCATTATCGTTCTCCTGTAACATACTTTTCTAAAATACTGACAGCTTCGGGAAAACCTTCTTCCTCTTTCCCTAGCAACTCTAACTCTTCAACACGTTCTTGCAACTCGGCACGATGTGCAGCAAGCAACTCAAACGCATACAACAAGTCATCAGAACTAAGTTGCTGGTACCAGTCATCAAGGACTTCTTTATTGGCTGACAACAGAAACTCTAGATTATCACGATCCCAATCATTCATACCATTCCTCCTGCAAGTACAGTTAACAAACCAGCCATCACCAAGAGCATCGCTTGTATGAAACCAGTTACCCAGCCCAAGTAAACGATAACACCGAAACCGATTAGCTTCAACATATACTTATTACTCCGCAGAAAGTTCTTCGCACACCATGCTTTGGTACTCAGCTACAACTTCGCTCACGAGAACCGAAGCCATAAAATCGTGACCACCAACATGCCAGTTGTACTCACCCATCGGGGTTTCGTACTCTTTCCAGTCATAAATGGTAGCAACAACTTTGTCTTTACCACGACCGAAAGTCACAACCCACTCTACAGTGGTTTTATCACCACCACGCTGTGGCTCACCAAAGATAGCCACCAGATCAGAGTAAGTGGTCTTTACGTAACCACGTAAAGAAGTACCATTGGCAGCAAACGAATCAACTACTTTAAACTTAGTCATAACAAATCCTTCTCATCAAACCCAACACAGTTATTATACCTGAAGTCTGAATAAATGTCAAGCAATATTTGCAAACTTTACTGCCGAAGGGAAACCAGTGGCGATGCCACCTGTACCCTGCACGAAACCACGTGACGACTGCGAACGCATTTTTGACTTTGGAGCCTTGCGTGGCTTGTACACAGTGGTTTTGACACCATTGACGATAGTTACGGATAACACATTACGAGGCAACTTTTCCATTTTCAATCTCCTTTTCGACTAACTGTAGTTATTATACAGGAAGTCTGATTATTTGTAAAGAACTTTATCAAAACCCTACTTTTGGTAGGGTTATTCAGCAAACACCACCGAAAGGTAACCAGCGATATAAGCATCAGAAGCACCCACCATCACACGCAATTGATTCCCAATAAAATCAATAGAAACAGATTCAGGAACCCATCCTTCAGCCAAGTCATTTTTAGCGTCATTAACACCAGCGGAGAACGTAGAGTATTCATTCATTTTTTCATTTCCTTTTTGACTAACTTAGAGTTATTATACAGGAAGTCTGAATAAATGTAAAGCCCCATGTGCAAAAACCCTGCTATCGGCAGGGTTATTAGTTGTAAAAAAGCAACGAGTTTTGGAGGCTTTTTAGGGGTCAGGAAGGGCAACTGTCCTCAGTGCAGCCAGAATCGCCCCAGTATGCGTTTTTGCCCGTCCTAGCGACCCTTACAAGCCTCTCTGGAGCCGCAATTTTGTACACGTCTTCAGCTGTCGCCTCATACGTTTCGTTCGTGTAAAGCTGCGCTACAGGGTCAAAATTCAGCGTAATTTCATACATTTTAGCCGTGTCAAAGGCACGGTGCAAAACCTTAACTGAATCATTCAAAACAAGGTTACGTACTTCAGTTGTGATTGACGTGCGATCCGCTTTGTTTGTAAGGTTAAGGTAGTTCATAGGTATCCTGCGTCTGTGACAACCTTCTTGGTTATCTTCGGAAACATCTTTGGTAGCTGTTGGTTTTTAACTGCCAACAAAATTTTTGCATCGTTCTTATCAATAGACTCAAGCAAGTCAATGAACAAACTTTCACGTTTCAATTTTGTCAAGTCTGCTCGTGTAAATACGTAGAGACGTTTAACTTCATGTAACAACGTTGTTGGTGCCATACCGATTGGATGTATATCTTCTTTATATGGTGGATCAGTTTCTGGTAGAATGAATTTCTTCTCTGGGTCAAACGCATGTCCAAACAACAATTTAAGTGCACCTTGATTGGCGTACTTACCAGTTAGTGTAGATACATCTTTGTTGACATCGTCTAAAATCTCAAAAAATAATTTTGTAGCCATTAAAAATCCTCCAATGATTCAAGTAGTAATCTGCAACGATGGTTCATCAGATACGTCATAATGGTCATCTTATCAGCAGTGGGTTTATTATTTAGGTAATCATTTAGGATCTCTGCACGCAGATCTTCTGGGATAAAGTTAAAGTCAACCAGCGTTTGGTTACGCTGCCAGTTACGTTTCTCTTCATCGTTGCGACATGCCTCGATACCCTTGTCAAAGAATTCCTGTAGACGTTTGGCGCTGACCATAGCCTGACGACCAGCGTCTTCACGAACAAAGTGGTCATCCTTGCTTAGGATGTTAGGAATGCCATCGCCAGCATCACCCTTAACGATATGCTCAATCAGTTGACGTTTGACTTCGTCATGCTTGCTAATCACTAGCTTTTTGTGCATTGGGCTAAACTGTTTCACGTCACCCAGCGGATGCAGTTGTTTGAAGTCGCCATCGCTGGAGACAATCATAACTTTCTCGTAGCTACCGAACTCTTGTGCTTGCGCAGTAAGCACAGCAATGATGTCGTCAGCTTCAGCACGATCTATGTGGACAACCTTGTATGGAAAGTTGGCTTTGATCTCATCACGAATCTTGGACAAGATGTCAAAGATTTGATTCCAGTTAAGATCGCTGGCTTCACGATTCTTCTTACGTGATGCCTTGTAGTATTCAAAGTATCCACGTCTCCAGTAGTGGCGACCGTCACAGCAAATGACTACATCACCGTACTCCTTGTGGTACTTCTTCTTATAAAATTGAATTGTGGATAGAGTCGTGTGGCGAATCAAATTCTCCACGTCTGACTCTGATCCAGTCTTCAGGTCTTTCTGAAAGGAAAGAAGGTTGGCAAGCGCAACTTGGCTGTAGTCAATTAGGATCATATTAATAGTTCTCTGGCATTCCAAAAATAGTAGACCAACGCTTCAGCTTTTTCAGCTTGGCTTCGGCAGCTTTGTTCATCTCA